AGGAGCGTAATCAAGCATACCAGCCATGCTCATAGCGGAAGCAACGTCTGCAGAGCAGATCATGAAGTTGCCCTTACCTCTACGGGTGAGTTGACCGATTGCGTTTGCATCACGCTGGATCTGGAATAGAAGACCCTTGAACTTCTCTGCCATCCAACGACCGTTTGAATCAACGTCAAGGTCGAATGTACCTTGAGTTGCAACGTCATTCTGAGCACCAGGAAGTGCAACAGTGTAGACGGTACGGATGATTTCACGGTTGATCTCAGCGAGGATCTCGCTTGAGAGTAGGTTGGCGAGCTCTTGCTCAGCATCAAGACCATGAATTGCCTTGAGGTCTTGTGCTAGCTCTAGGGTGTATTCTGCCTTGAGAGCACGAGTCTTAGCAGTTACCGAGGTCTTCTCGATGCTGAATGCCATCTCGCGGAAGAGAGTGCCAGCTTCGCCAAGAACTTCTGAAGTCTCACGAGCCATGCCGCGAGCAACTTCATAAGCAGTTGGTACTGCATCATTAAGAACTGCAGGGTTGTTGCCCTCTGCATCACCACCAACGCCAGAAGCGTTGCGGACGCTATAAGCGCCTTGTGAAGCATCTGATCCAGCTGAGAATGCCTCGTCTGGCTCGTAGTATAGTGCCTCAGCACCATTCTGAGCTTCGTAACGGGCTCTCATTGCGAAGATAAGACCAGTAGGACCGCTCATTGGTTGTACGCCAGCAATGTCATAAGCGACAAGGTTAGGCATTGAGCGTCTGATTAGACTGATTAGGATTGGATCGAAACCAGCGAGACCAGCAGTGTTGGTGCTGCTTAGAGCACTACCGCCAGGTGCAATTGCAGCAGAACCTAATGAGTTTACTGCTACTTCGTTGATCATGCCGTACTCTTCACGTACAGCTCTTTCTTGGTTTTCTAACAGGGAAGCGACAACCTTCTTACGATATGGATCAGCAATTTCTGGAAGATCCTTATGGTTTAGAACAGGTGCCCACTTTTCCTGCAAATGTGATAGTTCAGCCATTTGCTTTTTACTCCGTTGAGTGTATGGGTTTGTTAATTAAATATCACTTCCAGCGTGAGATCGCCTGAAGATATGCCGCCATTACTGGGGACACTTCTTCTGATGATACTTCGCCAGAAATTTCGGGTGTTACTTGCTCAGTCACTACATGCTTAGGGAAGTAGCTGCCAATGAGAGTTGCGACTTTGTTCTTGAAGTCTTCTTCAGAAACAAACTCCACCCCTTCAGCAAGAGAAGCAAGTTTTTCTCTTTGAGTATCAACAAGACCCTCGCTCATTTGAGAAAGGATAACTTGTTTTTGATAACCAGCGAGTTTATTATTAAGTTCAATATTGCGCTCTACCTGTTCGGTGAGGCGACCTTCCATTTCACAAAGCTCCTCAGTCATTGTTTCAACAACATTGACTTTCTCCGCAGGGAGATCGAGGTAGTTTTCTTCAAAAACTTTTTTGAGACCACCCATGAACTCTTCAGCGATCTCAAGTTTGAGACCTGCATCGAGTGCAACTTGGTTCTCTTCTACCCAAGTGGTGATTGCATAGCTGAGTGTTTCATCAACTTTCTCTGAAAGGGCAGCAATCTCCTCTTGTAGTTTGGCGGAGAATTGCTCTTCTAGAGTAGAAGCAATAGCAGTTACTTGCTCTTCGATGCGTGACTTAACAGCAGCTTCAAAGATTGTGGTTGCTTTTGCTTTAAACTCTTCAGAGAATTCTTCACCTTCGGTAAGGGCAGCAACATCTTCCGCAGCGGAATAGTTGATTGCTTCCATACCAAATACTTTTGTATTGTTTGGTCCGTTTTCTACACCGTAACCAGATGACTTAATCGAGAAGCCAGAATCTTGGTGCTTACCACGGGTCTGCTCATCGCTAACTTTTGAGTTATGCTTAGCAGCTTTTGCTCCAGGATTTTCTTCACCTTCTGGATCTTCAAAATCAGAGCCACCATTGTCCTCCTCTGATTGACCAGGAGCAACTGAGGTTGGAACGGTAAAACCCGAATCCTTTCCTTTGCCGCGAGTCTGGGCGTCACTTACTTGACCAGTTACAGGATGCATGTATTGACCGATACCAGATGATTGACCAGGAACAATAGCTGGGGAGAGAGCACTTGTGCCAACTTCTGACTCAGTTACAAGCTCCTCAAACTTTTCGTTTAAGTTATCTGACATTTGAGATTCCCTCGTAATTCTAATATGTTTATTCTATGATTATTTATGAAATTATAAACTTTGTAAGAAGTGGTTGAAAGCTTTCAACGACCTCTCCTCAATATTTTTTCTGGTAGATTCAGAAATATATTTATGGTATTTAGCAATATTAACTTCTTTAATAATGCCGTTTTCCCATACCCACTCTTTTCCTTCCATAATTCCATTCACAAATGCGTCAGGTGCGGAGGGATCTGCTACAATATCAGCAGCAGTGGCAAGCATGAAATCATCACGCACGTAGTTGGCACCATTCTTCTCTTCGATAGAACCCATGCCTCTAGAAGAAACTCCAAGTTTAACTCCTGATTCTAGAAGTGACTTGGCGATGTTTCCCATTGGTGTATTTAGGATCTGTGCTTTACCTACAAAATTTGATCCCTCTGCTTTGAGAGAAACAATTTTGTGTGACACGCGATCTAAGTTAACCGTAGGACCATCTGGATGACCTAATTCACCGAGAGCACGACCAACGTTTACATACTGCTCATTGTATCTACCAACTTCGCGCTCTAAAACGCCAAAAGGATAAACACGACCATTACGATTCTTAATATCTCCCTGAAGGAATACTCCTTCAATATGAAGAATTTTTTTTCCGTTTGATTCTTCTTCAAGGATTTGAATATCCTCAATGCTTTCGGTGATTAGTTTCATTGGTCTGTTTCCTCTTCTGGGGTTTCTTCTACCTCCTCTTCAGGAGATTCTGGTTGATCGAAAAAAGTTTGAGCAACAACTTGTTTGTAATCTTTCATTGCTTCTGCTGCTTTTCCATAGAGGATGTCAGCAATTTTGTCGAGTGCTTGAACTCTGTTGCCGTCACGAACGGCATTAATAACTTCAATAGTATCCATTTAATTTAACCTATAATAAATTATTTATTTTTCTGATGTTTTAGGTTTAGGTGTAGCAGCTGGTGCTGGAGGTGGCGGAGGCATTGCTCCTATTTCTAATGATGCTGCATTCATTAGATTTGTATGGATAGGATCTGGGATCTTACCATCAGAAATTTCTTGCTCCATCTGTTTGGAAATTTCTTCATACTCGGTGTCAGTTTGCATGAGAACCTGCTTTCTGACATACTCAATGGAGTAATACTTTCCTAAGAAAGGATCAAGAGCAGTTGCAACTTGAAGGCGATTGCCCATAAGCTCTGCTTGCTTGAGCTCTTCAAAGTGATTATCAAATTGATAGTCATATTGAATATGCTCTTGCATCTCCTCCCAATCTTCGGGAGCAATAACTCCTTTTAGAATCAGTTGAGTTTTTAGCATGTCATGGAATAGAGCACTAAACTTCTTGCGAAGACGTGCAATCCACTTAGCAAATTTGAGTTCGTCTCTTAGAATTTCAGATGAGCGACCAAGTGAGAATCCTTGATTTGCATCATCTAAACGAGAAGGTGGGAGATTAAGTGAGTTGTATAATTTCTTTTTGAAATATTCAACGTCTTTTAATTCACCAAGATTTTGACCACCAGGGAGAGTCGTAATTTCTGTTCCTCTACCACCTTCCCTACGTGGAAGCCAAAAGTCTTCCAGCATTGACATATGCTTTTTATCATCACGGATTTCTCCAGTTTGTGCATCGTAAACAAGTTTGTTTCTGTAACGCGCCATTACCTCTCTGAGGTATTGCTCTGCTTTTACCTTAGGAAGATTGCCTACGTCAATGTAGAAAATTCTTCTTTCTGGTGCTCGTGATAAACGATAGATAACCAGCGCATCTTCAATCATGCGAAGCTGGTTAAGTGCTTTAATTGACTTGTGTAGGAAACTCAACACCATTTTTTTGTTGAGATCTTGAAGACTTGATGTTACATAGGTGATTGCATCGTTAGCAATCTTGACGCCACTGGTTGCGTTGTTGACATCAAAAGTCGAGCTGATAAATCCCTTCGGATTATACATGTAGTATTCTACAAATTCTCCAAAGTCATATCCGTAAGCGTTTGCAGTATTTGCAGTGCTTGCTGATAATACTTGTGCTAACTTTGGATCTTTGTTTTGTACTCTCACTTTTTTGATTTTGAGTGGATCGATGTATCTGAGTTCAAGAATACCTGCTTTAGGATTCGATAAATCGATAACTTTGTGGTAATATATGCGACCATCGATATACCAAGTTCTGAAAATTTCGTGCGCTCTGGTATCAAATTTTAATAATCTTAGAATATGTAAAAATTCTTCTCTAATCTTTTTCTTGATTGATTCGCTAACCTCAAGGTTAGACAATTCAATTTGCACTGGAGTGTCATCTAAACTTGAATTGATTGCTTCATTTACAATTTCATCGATTGCAGAATCGACTTCTGGGTGCATCGACATATCACGATAGCGCCTAATGAGATCAAACTCATTACGCGCTACGCCATCAATATCTACGTACGAACCAAAATAACCACCCGCTACGGTGGTTACTGCATCATCTGCTGAAGGAGGAATTGGGGATTGACCTTTCAATTCCTCCTGTTTGCTTTTAATTGAGAATCCAAATAACTGACTCATCGTTTATAAAAATCTCACTACTTTCAGTTATTTAGTTGATCAACCAACCTCGCCATCTACTTCACCAGATGCATCTACTTCCCAATACTGATATTGGAATTCAACGGTGAAGTCTTCAATTTGATCATTGCTATCGTAAGCAAGATCCATTTGAGACACGTTAGTTGGGAAAGCACCAATTAACTTGTAAGATCTCAAAACATTGCTGCCATCACGCTCTAGTTGATTAACTAGTAGATCAGCAAAATATCCAGTCGAAGCTTTATCTGGAGTATAAAGTTCGCTAGTATTTCCTTCATGCTTATTCAATTTAGCCATCCACTCTTCCATTGCTTTGCGGATGATGAATTTGCCGTCATTGATAAATGTTACTGTCCAGGTATCGAAAGTTCTATCACCTGCAATCTTTACAGTTCTTCCACGGAAAGGAACTTCAATAACACCTAAGTTTGATGCTGGAAGAGCAGCAGCCTTACACATATAGGTAGAAACATCATCTAATCCATTTGCTGCTCCGCTAACTGATGTTGGAAATTCAAATTTTACTTCAAATAGGTTAGGCTTTACGCCCTGCCTTACAGTAGATAAGAAACTTTGAATATTACTTGGTTTGAATGCCATTTTGTTTACCTCTTGAGAATGTTATTAATTAAGTTTAAACTTGACCTGTCACTTCTTCAAAAGTAACACCTGTTCTGGTTGCTACCAAAGTAATAGTTACATAATTAATAGAACGAGATGGTTTTACATAAATTTCAGCAACAAATTCGTTTCTGTCAATTACTTCTGGGGTGTTATTTGATTCATCACATACAACTAAGAAGTCGGTAACTCCTTGTTTTGCTTTTACTTCAGTCATAAATCCAATTGCTGCAGTTGCAAAAGATGCTCTGGTTGAAGTAGTATTCAATTCAAATAGTACCGATCTTGAAAGTTGAGTGAATCTCTTTTCAAGAGCAAGGAATAAACGACGGACATTGATGCGGTCGAAAGCACTTGGAATTGCTAAAGCAGTCTTATCACCAAACAATACAATACCTTGACCAGGGAAAGATGCGATAGGATTGACTCTATTTACATAGAGAGCGTCTCTATCAGACTTTGAAGGAACGTATGCTAGTTTGATAGCGTTTCTTAGACTTCCTCTCTGCAAACCAGCAGGAGAATACCAATCTTCTAAAGTTGCTGAAGTTCTTACGCATAAACCAGCAACATCACCACAGCAAGGAATATAACGATACTTGTCATTGTATCTGTCATAAACATACTTGTAACCACTATCAAAAATTGCATAAGAAGAAGATGGGAGAGCACCAAAGAAATCTAAGATGTCATTCTTTTGATCTGCAGGATTTGCTAGACCAGCAAATGCTTTGTGTGGCGAAACGAAAGCAATGCAATCTTTTCTATTGTTTGCAAGACCAATTACATGCTGTGCTTTTGTGATCTGATCTGACTCGGAATCAAAACTTCCACCACAGATTAGAAAATCTACAGGTACCTGCTCAGAGCTTTCAAAAATATCAAACGCTGCAGTTACATCTGCTACACTTGCTGCATAATTATTTACGCCACCAGATAACTCTTCATATTGGTTTCCAGTATCTAATGCTAATGCACCAGCAAAAACTAAAGTGGATAGTCTTCTTAAAACAGTTCCGTAATATCTGCTGCTACCTTGATCATCTAAAGCATTTTCTAATTTGGAAAGATATGGGAATGATTCCACAATTGTTCCAGATGCATCTAAAATCAAGAGATGAATATCGCTACCAGCTGGTGGCGCAAATCCAATAACTGATGACCATAGGGTGCTGGTGTCTCCAATAACTGCTGTCGCATAACTGCCAACAGATCCATCGATATAAGCTACGGTGTAACCATTTGCCCAGTTTCCAGCAGTTCTTGCAGCAAATTTAAATGAAGTGTAACTACTGGCATTTAGATCATATTCAACAGCATTAGAAATTAAAACTGAAGAAGCACCAGCACCACTAACTACAGGAT